GAATCCAAGTTCACTAACATCAGCAACTTTCTCACCGAATAACTTACTGATATAGTCTAAATTTTCTTTTGCATATTCTTGAATAGATAATTTCTCTTCTGCAGATTCTTTTGCTTTCATGAATCCGTGAGGTGTTACCATTATCTTTCCGTCAGCAAATCCAATACCATTAACGTGGTTCTTCATGATAGAAATCTTAGTTCTACTTGCGAAGTTTACATCACGTTTATTTCTTGTGATTTTGATTTTGGTTGTACCGGCACCTTTTTGGTTACCAAATAAAAAAACCAATGTTGAGTTTAACCAAATGGCCTCTCCACCTTTCGCTTTAATTTTTGGTTGTCCAAAAGGATTGTCAGGTAATTCAACCCATGGTTGGTTCACAATGATAAGTGTATTTGTATACTGTTTATCTGTTCTTCTTGAACCTGAGATACGTTGGTTAATACCCATACCTATTTTGTCAGCAAGAACCGATGCATTGTGTTGTTTACCACCTTTACCTTCGAATGTCATCTTACAAGGAACAGAACCAACTGAATCCCATAAGAATAAAATATCGTGAGGAATTTCACCTTTTTCTTGTGCTGTTAAAACATCGTTAATGAAATCGGTAATTTGTTCAATGTATTCGAAATCACTATTGAATAGATAAAAATCGTCTTCTTTGTTGAATCCCATTAACACCGCATGGTCCCAATTCCATTTTTGTTCTGTAATAATAAACACAGGTAGAATTCCTTTCTTTTGTGCGTCAACCGCTGCTTTAACAAGTGCGGTTGTTTTTCCCGTATCACTATGTCCTAAAAACATATTGATGTGTCCAATCGCCGGGCCAGGTATGCCTGTCGCATCTAAAAAGGCATCCCCTAAATCTAAGAAACGGTCTGCTTTATATTCCGCCTCTTTTGAGAATTTTTTCTTGATTGAACTAAAATCGTTTTTCTTAATACCTGCCATATAATTGTTTTAAAAATGGGGTGGATTTTCACCACCCCGTAATATTAGAATGGTAAATCTTCGTCCGCTTCATCATCCGCTTGTGGGTCAACCACAGGTGTTGATGTTTTCTTCGGTGCTCCAATTGTTTCTTCTGCTGAAGAATTTGATACCCATTTTTTAGAATCAGAATCCCAACGTGGAACTTCTCCTCTTGCTACCATTTCAAGGTAATCTTCACTCTTTTTAGAGTAAACATCAGACCAAGTTAATTCGTCTTCAACCCATGATTTAGAAACATTTTCATCTTCATGTAATGGGCTTGGGTCATCATTTAATACTGAGTTAATAACTGTATATTCTTTACCTGTACCCGCCTTTGTTAATGATAGAGATAGAATTAAATCACGACCAGTTTGAGGATGTGTTACATCTCCCTTATTTTTGAAAATTGGGAAGATTTTATCGATTACACCATCACCTTTATGGTTGTGTTTAAATCTCCAAAATTTAACACCATCATTTTCGTGGTCACGGTCAATAACCTTAACAATGTAAAATTTACGTGAACGATACTGACGAGCCAATTCTCTGTCTGATTCAACACCAGTCATCATTAAACTGTCATAAACTTCGTTCAATGGAGAACGTTTTCCTTCTTGCTTTGGGTCGAATAATTTCACCCACTTTCCGTCCACTTGAACTTCGTGGAAATAAACCTCTACAAATGGAGAAGAACCATCTTTAGTAGGTAGGATACGAATACGTCTTTCTTCACCTTTAGAACCCTTAGGTAATACGGTTGTGAAATACTTCTTCATTCGGTCTTCCTGAGACACTCTGTTTTCGTTGCCACTTGTGGCTTGTTTGTTTTTTTCGTACTGAGCCAGTACTGCATCAAATGTTGACATAATAATTAAATTTTAGTTTATAAAACTGTTATAGATAAAAGATAAACAAAAAAAGCCAGATTACGAAATCTGGCTTCATTTATTTTTAAAGTTTTTTTAATGTTTACTCCATGGTAAAAAGATAAGAATATTTGTTTACTTTTCCTAATATCTCATCTCTAAGGTTTAATAAATCGGTATCAGTAGGGTCTAATTCGTCAGTCATTTGTACTAATGCCTTTCTAACCGTTACCACCAAACCTTTAACATCAATTTCTGATAAATTACTTAATTCGATTGTTTTTGTTTCGTCGTCCAAAACGAATCTACCGTATTTACCCATTGCTTGCTCGATGAAATCATCGATTAATGGTGTTAAATCGTCGTAGAAAGCTCCAAATGCTTCGTGTCTTGCTATACCTTTTGTTTGCCAATGACAGATTTTCATTTGAGTCTGTAATCCCAAAAGGAAATTTACTTTAGAATTTAAATTCATCTTCTTGTTCTTCTGGGTTAAAAGTTCCTTTTATCGTTTCAGGGGTATAACTGTTAACTTCATCTTTAGTTAAAACATATTCATTTTTACCTGAAGCTCTCATTTCACCTTGTTTTTGGTCAAAAAATTGGTTTGGGTTTTGATTGAATGGGTAAGAATCTAAAGAACGCATTTCAAGTTTCTCAACCGGTGTTGGTTCTTTAATTGTCTCCATCTTTTGTCCTAATTGGTCGATTTTTGCCATCACAGAATCCATTTGAGATAGTTTTTGTTCTAAATCAGTTAATTTTGTGAATACGTCGTCCATTTTAGTCATAACCTGACCGTGTTCAGCCCTGTTATCGTCGATGTTGTTTTTGATACTTTTGGTCATATTAACCAAATCTGTAATATCAATTTCTTCTGTATTGTCTCCTTCAGGAGCTAATGTTTCATCGGGTAATGGTGCATCTACAGGTGCTTCATCGGGCGCTGCCGCTGGGTCTGCTGGAACGTCTTCCGCTGGTGGTAAATCACCTTCAGGTGCCGTCTCAGGTGCAGGAACTTCTTGTTCCATAATCATCTTTTGACCATACTTGTTGATGGCTTTATAACGCATCAACTCTTCGTGTAGTTTTTTCTCTAACATGGTTTAATCTTGTAATAATTGTCTACCGTCGTCGGTAATGTATTTTTTATTTATTCTTTCAACGATTCCGTCTTTTGACCTGATGATATAACATTCTCCTGTCTGTAAATCACACTCTTCTTTTTCCATCCCGTCGTTAGATATTTTCTTAACTTGTTTTGGATTTAAGAATTGGTCGATGCTATTTGTTAATTTAGAATTTTCCATACTTTATTCTATAAATATCCCAATTTTTATTAATAATCTTATTTTATCCTAAAATATACCACTTGTCCTTCATGTATGTCTAATTCTTTCATTAATTTAACAGACATACCTATTCCGTAACCTGCAACAGATGGTCCAACGTTTATTGGTCCACTTACCAAGTCAGGTGTTATTGTTGAATTACTAATTGGTGGAACCGTGGTCTTTTTATTGTTATTTGGATTTAAAAATTCCGTAGTACCTGATGCAATCTTATCCGCACTAATATTTTCATTGATGATAAACTTGGTTGAGTAGAATCTATGACTATCTGTTAACGATTTAACATCTGACCACAATAATTGATTTTTATTGGTGTCTTTGTTGGTTGTTACATTTTTATTCGATAATCTCGTAATCACACTCATTGATATATCATCAGATATTTTGTATACACCTTCACTTGAACCCATTCTAGCAACCACCGCTCTAAACCAAATATCATTAGGTGTTTTACCTTTGTAGTATACTTTTTGGATATATTTTTCATTACCATATCCATTATATGGTACACCGAATTCGGTTACTCCCGCTTCTGGTACCATATCCTCACCCTCAATTTTTGTTTTACCTTTATCTATCTCGTAATTACCGTATGGTGTACTAATAGTTTCAGTTGTACTTGTTACACTAGATGATTCCTTAACCAAACTAACTGCTTTGGCTAATATCTTATCAAATAATGGTCTATAACTCGACATGAATGAATCTTCAGGGTCTGGTAATGATGCTCTTGGTATTCTTGAACCTTTAAAGTTTGTTACAATGTTATTATTTCTAATATTATGACTTACTTCCGTAATCCAATATGAACCTTTAAACATTGGTACATTTTTCAAATAGAAGAACATTGTTGGTTGAATCATTACATTACCCATACATGTGACCTCACATTGATATGATGCCTGTCTATAATATTCAAACAAACCAATATCTACGTTATATGTACCGGAACCAGATTCTGACCTTGCTAAGTTTTCCAACACAACGAAAGATTCTGAAGTGTTTTTAATTGTTGATTGGTCTAATTGTACACCTTTAAAAATACTTTGATTTTGGTCTCCAAAACTAACCTCAAATGCAACAACTTTATTTGACTTAGATAACTCATCACTATTGAATACTTGTGGTAAAGTTATTATAAGTGGATTGTTATTAACATTTGATAGGTTAAAACTATCATCGTTAAATTTATATTGTTTATTTCCCGCTAAATCTAAATGTTTAGAGCTTGGACCTGTAAATTGAATTACGATTTTAGGTGAAGATTCTTGATAATCAACCTCCAAGAATGTACCAAATAAATTCTGTGCAACAGTTTCTGATGGCATTATTTTGGAATTACTATTCACATTGTTACCATAAAAATTAACGTATGCCGGTAACGCCCTCATATCAAAACCGGTTCCCTGTATTAACATGGAAATGGCACTATATAAGTTACTCTTATCGTTTTTCGGGTCTAATATCGAAATAAATCTATCTAAATTCAAATAAGCCTTGTTCCCAATATCTTTGTTTGCTTTATCTAAAAATAGAAATTCCTCCATTAACAACCTTTGACCAATTGAATTTCCTGCAGTCCATTTATCGTTAAATGATTTGAATGTGTTGTATAATTCAATTTTAATATTTCTGTTGTTATATCCATCTACAAAATTTATTGGTTTGTAATTTTTCTCACTTTCCAATGATTTAAATCTCGGTATTAATGTAGATAAAAATAAATTCATTCTGT